GGATCATACATATGGTACATTTAAAAATGCTAGAGTAGCAAGTTTAATTTATGAATATATTCATATAAAGTAAAATTAAAAAATGTAAATAAATACACATAATATAAAAACATAGTAAATATAAAATAAATGGAAGAGATATTACCAGCTTTTTCAGCAGGAATTATTTCCACAATATTGTGTAATCCTCTTGATGTTATACGTATCAATTACCAAATAAATAATAGAAAAAATTTATATACACCTGATATATTCTATAGAGGACTTAGTTACAGTTTAATAACTATTCCTACCTTTTGGGTAGTTTATTTCCCCATTTATAAAAAAACAAAAGAAATACTTCCAATTCCTATAGCAGCGTATATATCATCATGCATAGGAAGTGTATTTACAACCCCGTTTTGGATATTAAGACAAAAATCTATGACTTTGAAGCATCATTGTTTTAAAACTACAAAAATCATAGATTATTATACTGGATTAAAAATAACTTTTTTAGTAAACTTAAATTTTATAGTTCAAATACCAACTTATGAATATCTTAAAACAAAAGTTGATAATAATACAAATAATATATTTTTAATATCGTCATTTTCAAAAATAGTAAGTTCTTTTATATTCTACCCATTAGATACTATAAGAGTTAAATTTAGAAACGGAGAAACACTCAAAGGTATGACACCGTTTATGTATTACAGGGGAATTCACATTTATCTCTTAAGAAACATACCATATTATGCGTCAGTATTTTGCACTTATGAGTTCATAAAAAATAAAATGTAAGAATATGCCTGTAGATAACAATCAGCAAGATCATCCTTTTTCTTACATTTCTCAAAAAATGACATATGAGACTTCAATAAATGTCTGGTATGCACTATTCCTAGATTTTTATTTTGTCTATATTTACACTTAGATTTATGTTCAATGGTAATATGACAGCATTTAAGTTTATATTTTGCAGGATAAAACATGATCTTCGCATTTTTATTCTGCTCGTGTTGAATTCTAAGTATAAAATAAACATAAATGGCAGTAGATATATTTCTCATCTTGGGATTAAAAGATGGTTGTTTTTCAAGTAAAACTATATCGGCCCTACATAAATAATCTAGATTGTCTAATTCTTGAATAACCCTAAGTGTTTCATTAGTACCACTACAATCTAATATATTCCAGTCTAATATACATTTATCTTCTGTATCCATTAAACAATAGGCCAAATTCTTAACTCCTATGTCAAACGAAAGTATTATCATTATTTGTTACATTACATTTAACAACTTTATTATTTTAAGTTATTTAACTTTAAATTATATAAGTACAACATTCTGCTAATATTAATGTTCTGGTTAGTGGAAAAAATGGCTCATGTGTATAAAAATGTTTAGGTGGCATTTCTGGAGATTTAGTTTCGTTTATCAGACAAATAATTAAAAATAATAGATAAAACATATCCTGATATTTTAATATATATTATTTTTAAGTCGAATTAAGAAATCATTTTAATCATATGATTTTATATAATATACCAACTCTGGGTCCCAGATCATATTATCTTCGTCGGCCGAATAATAATTTATAAAAGAATTCTTTTTCATGTTCATGTTCACGTTCATTATAAAAACACGAAATTAAACACCTCATTATTTAGTAACATTTAATAAAGGCTTTAAATTTGATATTGATTGTTTTTTCTTTTTTGTTTCTTTTTTAATATTATTTATATCAGTTATATCCCAAGAAATAAATAACTTGTTGTCAGATAATATTATAACACATAATCCATCATTCATTATCTTTATATATAAATGTGTAGTTATATCTGACACGTTGTATTTGGGAAATCCAAATGTATAATTAGGAATTGTATAAATACACCTTGTTTCCCCGTGTTTTGCTAAATGTATAATTTTTTCAGTTAATTTATTCATTAAATCTTGTTTTAAATCATTAAATCTTGTCTGTTGTTTACGTTGTAAATTTATTACATCTCGTAACGACGACATATTGTTATAATTTAATAAAGAATTTAATTATCCTTAAAAAAGCGTAGGCTCATTTAATGTTTTATCATTTTCTTTATTTTTATTTTTTTCTAATAAGTCGTCTTCTGGGTCGTCTTCTGGGTCGTCTTCTGAGTCGTCTTCTGAGTCGTCTTCTGAGTCGTCTTCTGAGTCGTCTTCAGAGTCATCGTCTATAATATCATCTCGTTTATTTATTTTAAAAGATTTTTCGTTATCTTTATCCTTTAATTCTTCAAATTGTGTAACATCCTCTTGTAAAGATCCGGGTGGCTCTTTTCTCTCAACTGGTCTTTCTATCGGAACTATAGGAATATTTTTAAGTTGTGGTTCCTCTTCGTCTGATTCTTTGTCTTCTACTACATCATTATCTATATCAAAATGTTCAGGTTCTATTATATTTTCCTTCTCGTCGTCGTCAAACACACCCGTTAAGTATTCATTTAATATATATTCTATTGGAATTTGATTTGCAATAGTTTCGATAATAGAATTATTTATAATAGTAAAAATTTTATCCTTTTCATCGTCTATAATAACAGGGTTGTAATATATGTACTCGCATACATTTATAATCACTTTATGTAAAAAAACATTTAAGTTTGGAACTTTTATTTTAATTGATTTATTATCACTCTTTAATCTTACACATGCTAAAATTTTAACATGGCTAACAAATATGGCTGTTATAAGATCCATTAAATATGGTAATTTAACATTGATTTTATTTAAACATTCTTCCAATTTAAATTCGGCCCATTTCGGCACATTTTTAAGTTCTATCTGAAAATTTGAATAAGAAACTCGGAGACGTATATTATTTTTTTGGGAATCTGAATATATATTTTTAATTATTTCATATATATAAGGCTGTAGAGTATTTATTAATTGCTTTGTATATTCTTCTTTAGCAGCAACCAATACATTAACGTTTAACGTTTCGGACATATTTAATATAAATATATTTATTTAAAAACTATTTTAACCTTAAAAAAATATTATATTAATATTAATATTGATATATGTGTACAATATATGAAAACAAAGTTAAATGGACTATTTCAAAAGATTTTATAACAAAAATTAAAAAATCCTTAAAAAAAGATTCGAATGAAATAGCCGGATCAATACTGTTCAAAGATATTTGTAAAGGCAACGTGTGCAATAAGAAAAGTACAGAATTCAAAATTAATAATGGAAACGGTTCTTCAGTTTTTACTCCTCATGGGATTATAAATTTTCACACACACCCAAAAGAAGCTTATAATGGACAGGGTGCCGTATATGGGTGGCCGTCTGGTGAAGACATGGCACAAACTATAACATTTGCAAAAAAAAATAATTTAATTCATATAGTTTTTACATTAGAAGGAGCTTATATAATAAACGTTAAAAAAATAATTACAGAAAAAGATAATAAGATTTTAGAAAAAATTCTAAAAAGAACACATGTTTTTAGAAGCTCAGATCAACTAAAACAATATTCTGACTTTAAAAAATTCTTAGATAATATTGTTGTATCAAATAAAAAAACAACAGTTAATTTATGGATTGATCTAATAAATAAACTATCGTTAAAAACTGTTTATAAGTTACATAATAAACACTTTAATAAAAAATTAAAAATTCCAAATGACGACGATAAAATTTTTGATATATCTCTCATTAAAATGAAAAATAATTTAACTTTTAGTGCTAACTTTGTAGAAGAGGCCTGTCATTTGAAATCTTATCATAGGATGTCGGCGTGACTTTTATAATTTCTAAATTATCATAAAAATTTACTAATATCCCAGAATCACAATTTAAATTTATTAAATATTTTCTCAATTGATTTATTTCCTTTGATCCTAATCTTGTATTTTGAGATTTAAGTTCTAATACTTTTAATATATTTCCTGATTTATCAAAAACAATAATATCTGCCCGTTCAAATCCTACATATACATTTTTATAAAAAATAGGAACTATTACTTCTGTCTGAACTAAATACCCACGTATATTTAACTCAATATATAGAGAATTTTGATATATATTCTCTTTATAATAGTTACTAAGTTCTTTTTCCACACACCTAATACATTCTATTAAAATTTCGTCCATACATACACACATATACGCACATATACATACATAAAATTATATAATTCTTTATATTTATTATTTATTATTTATTCTTTTAATTTAATAATGGTTACCATATGATAATAGCCGCGATCCCAGCGTATGAGCACCAATCGCAGTGGACGTGGCGAACACTATATTGATTAAGAAAACGTTGGGATTTTTCATAAATGTTTTTCCATAATTCATTCATTTATTAACTTATTTAATATACTATTATATATT